CGAGGCCCTCCTTACAGGCCTTCGCTGCTTTTTTCTCACCCTCTGTGATCCACACCTCTTCCGATATGCTGGCGGCGACTTTCTCCCAGTCCCTGGTGGGCGGGAAATAAGCCCTCGGCAGCGTGCCGGGCGGCTGGTAGTATCGTTGGCCCTTCTTCTCCCCGAACCCCCGGGTCTCGTCCAGGAACCTGTATCGCTTGGTGCCCGTGTCCCGGCCATCCACCCCGAAGTAGGGGAATTCTACAGCCCTGGCTCTGAGCTTTGCCTTCCCTGACACCTCGGCCATTTCGTCCGAGGTCAGCACCCTCAGCTTGAGCTTCTTAGCGTCCGTCGCCGTCAATCCGGACCTCGCCAAGTCCGCCAACATCGCGGACTGCGGGTGCTCGGCCACCTCTGTCACCATACCTGTCTCCCCATTTTCGGCGTGCCGGGGACACCAACGGGATGCCCCCAGAGGCCCCGATCCGACCGCCCGGGTGAAGCGTTGGACCTCCATTCACGAGGAGAATGGCTCACAGATGCAGGCCTGGAGGCACTCCCGGGTAGTCTTGAAAAGGCTCCCGGCAGCACACGAGTCGATCGGATCAGGGCGACCGAGATGATGCGCCGAGAATCGGAGCCGCGTACACCTGCGAACGCCCTTTTTTGTAACTCATTGATTGCTAAGGTAATTGCCAAAATTTGCACCGCACCGGCACTCGCACTTTAGCCCCCTAAATTCTATATAGGGGTATATTTATTTTTATGTATGTGCTTTCGGTACATACAAATCAATCTCTTTCTCTTAGTGCTTAGGTGCAAGTATAATAAAGATCATAATAATCAGCCGTTTACCCTTGCACCAACCAGTTACACCTATAGGTGCAGCCGGTGCAGACTGTACATTTGCCGCTCAGCTGCTGTAATATCCGCCGTGCCTGGGAGGGTCAACACTGTTGCTTAAAAAAGCGGCGGCACAGAAACAAGTACCAAGACGTAAAGGCGCCAAGTCTACCCCAGGGAAGCTGACTCCCGCAGTTTGCGCCAAGTTCTTGGAACTCTACGCCAGTGGCAACTTCACTGTGATGGCCGCCGCCAAGAAGTGCGGTGCCTCTCACGAGTCGTTCTTCCAGCGCCGTCGCGTGGACCCCGAGTTCGCGGCCCAATACGCCGCGGCCCAGAGTGCCAGCGTCGACGTGCTGGAGGAACGGATGCTGGCCAGGGCGTACGACAACCGGGCCAACAAGGGTAACCTCACCGCCATGTTCGGCATCCTGCGTGCCCGCAGGCCCTCCGCGTGGGGCGGTAACGTCCGCGTCGAGCACAGTGGGAGCCTGCAGCTCGCCGGGGATTTTGCGCAGGCCATGAAGGAGATGCCCAGTGGCATCACCGCAGCGCAAACCCAGCATTGACCTGCAGAAGAGGTTTATTGACTCCACCCGCCGCGAGCCGGTGGAGTTTGCCCGCCGCGTCCTCAACCACCGTGCCCTGAAAGGCGAGCCAACGCTGACCGAGAACCCGGGCGCCAGTTGGGAACTGGACCAGTTCCAGGTGGAACTGCTCGAGGCTGTGGCCGACGTCTGGCGAAAGAAGGCTGGGCTCCCTACCAAAGTCAACCATGCGGGCGTGCCTTACATCACGATCCGCTCGGGTCACGGGGCTGGCAAGACGCACATCATTGCCCTCATTGCGCACTGGTTCAATACGGCATTCGACGGTCGGGTGGTCTGCACGGCACCAAAGTTGGCGCAACTCAGGACCCGACTTTGGTCTGCGCTCCGTAAGATCGACCAGCGCGCGGAGCCCTGGTACCGCTCTACTCACGTCGTGCACGACACGGCTGTGTACTGGCGGGGCCCTGATGGCCAGGAAGACAAGGACTGGTGTATCCTGGCCGAGACCGCCAGCCACCCGGAGAACCTGGCCGGCCACCACGCGCGCTTCCAGCTCGTGCTCGTCGATGAGGCCACCGGCGTTCCGGAGCACCTGTTCCCTGTGATTTTCGGCGCTCTGTCGTCCGGCGAGCTGCAGGTCTTGGTCATGATATCCAACCCCACGAAGCAGACCGGGTCGTTTGCCGCGTCACACCTCAAGCAGTCGGAGGCGGGCAACTATTATCGCTACCACATCAACCTCGAGAACTCCCGCCGTATCAACCGCGACTGGGTTGCGCAGCTCGAGTGTAAGTACGGTGTCGACTCCCCGATTGTACAGATTCGGGCCCATGGGAACTTTGCCGACGCGTCGCCTCGACAGCTCATCCCGACCGCGTGGGTCATGGACGCGATGGACCGGGACGCCCGCGGAACGGACGGCTCTGTACGAAGCCTTTGCGTTTCCCTCGACGTTGCAGACGGCGGTGAGGATGAAACTGTTTGCGCGGTCAAAGAAGTCTGGGAAAGCCATGAGGTAGTCCTCAAGGTTCGTCGGTTCAACTTCGCCGCAGTCGACGCTGTGGCCCGGGCGGCCGATGAGGCAGAGGCGTTGTTCTATGCTGCTGGTGGACGTAAGGGAATTGATCGTATCGTTGTTGACTCGCTTGGCGTCGGGGCTGGTGCACGGGATATCCTTATTCGCCGCGGTCATAGCGTGGTTGAGTATATGGGTGGCGCTGGCAGCGACGACCCTGTTCGTTGGCGCAATCGCCGTGTTCAGTCTTATCTATGTTTGCGCGATGCGCTGCGCGACGGGAAACTGGACTTCGCTGAGGACTGCTTTGCCTCTACCGAGGACACTGATGAGTTTCTTGCACAATTGGCGTCCGTGGAGCTGAGTGACGCAGTCAGTGGCGAGCGGGTCGAGGACCTGGTGACCAAGACCGAGATGAAACGGCAGGGCAAGCAGTCCCCGGACATTGCCGACGCGCTAGCGATGAGCTTTGGTACCCAGCGGCCCAAGTTTGCCGTGCCCGAGGGCTACTCCATGGCCCAGGCGTTGTGTGCGATTCCGGGCGATGACCATAGCGCTATGAACTTTGGAGGCGGGTACTGATGTCCGGCAACGTCACACCACTGACGGGCAAGCAGCCCGCGCAGCCTAAGCTCGACACCATCACGAGCCTTGAGTCCGTGTTCACGGTTGGCCCCAGTGAGTGGTGGCGTGTCAACCCCGATCAACTCGTCCGCCAGAAGGGCCTCAAGATCTTTGGCCTCATGAGGCTGGACGACCAGGTCAAGGCCGCCAGCACCTTCAAGCGTGATGCCATCGTATCCCGTGGCTGGACGTTCTCGTACGATGACTCCTGCCCACTCAGCCCCGAGGAACAGGCCCGGCGTATGGGGATCTACGAGCAGATCATCGACGCCTACCCAGGTTCTTTCGTGGACGCGCTCAACGCGATTGCCGCGGGACGCGACTATGGGTTCTCATTGGTGGAGAAGGTATTCAGCGCAGTGGAGATTGACGAGGGCACAGCGATTGGCATCTCCTCGCTCCGCTACCGTGACCCAACCACCTTTGAGTTCGTCACGGACGGGTACGGCACGCTGACGGAGTTCAGGCAGCGGGCGGGCGGGCAGCTCACGACGTTGGACTTGAATGACTTTGTCTACTACGTGCACGCCCCCGAAGAGGACCCGTACTTCGGTCGCTCGGATCTGCGCGCCGCCTACAAGTACTGGTATGCCAAGGGGCGCATCCAGGACTACTGGCTCATCCACCTCGAGCGGTTGGCGGGTGGGTTCCCGGTGCTCACGGCCAAGGACAGCAGCGCGCCACGTGCCGGCACCAACGATTATTACGCAATGCAGACCACGCTGGCCAATCTCAAGGGTTCCGCCGGGTTACTGGTGCCACAGGGCATGGAGTTCAAGCTCGAGATGCCAGGAGACACACAGGCATTCCAGGAAGCCATCACGTTCTTTGACCTCGGCATCGCGCGCTCCATGCTGGTGCCGAACCTGCTGGGTGCGTCGCACACCGGGCAAACGGGTGCATACTCGCAGTCGCAGACGCAGCTCGAGTCGTTCTATTGGACGCTGCAGCAGGACCAGGCTCGGCTCGAGGCCTGCCTCAACGAGCAGTTGTTCAAGCCCCTGGCCAAGTACAACTTTGCCGATGGCGACGGCCCATGCTTTGCATTCAAGCCTCTGTCCGAGGAGCGGCTCCGCTGGTTGGTCACCACGTGGACGGCGATGGTAAGCGCCGGCACAGCAGTGGCCACAGAAGAGGACGAGGCGTTTCTCCGCAACCTGCTCGATATGCCAGCGCGCGACGAGCTGTCTACGCCCATCGTCACGCCCGCCCAGAAGCTGGCGCAGGACACGATGCAGGCCAACGCTGAGGCCAAGGCACAACAGGCCAAGCAGGCACAGGACGCTGCTGCGGCCAAGCTGGCCGACTTGGAATCTCGTCTTGAACGACTAACGGCGCAGTTCGCCGCCCGGCAAGACAACACCGTCAACGTGACCCTTCCGCCCTCCGTGGGCACCGCAGCAACACACACGCACTCTGGCGATGACGCCACGAGGGCGGAAGGGCATGTTCACGTACACGCGCAACCACGCTCCTGCTCACTGGCCGCGTTCACGGCTGCAGCGCAGCGAGTGAACTTCTCGGTCATCGAGCAGCGGCAGATGGCCGCTACCGCGTCCACCGTGGCCGATGCCGCTAAGATCGTGGCGCAGGTGGTCTCGCGCATCGCCAGCGACTCCAAGATCCAGAACGCAGTGGCGCAACCCGAGAAGATCCAGACCATCAAGTTCAGCGGCGACGAAGTGGGCAAGTTGAAGAACGCGGTGAAGGCTGGCCTCATGAACTCGTACATTGACGGCGTGAGCACGGGCCGGAACGAGCTCGACCGCGCCGGGTTCCAGCCCAAGGCCAAGATGGCACGGCTGAGCTTCACCGATATCCGGAACGTTGCCGCCGACTACATCGACTCCAATGCTTTCCGCATCGCGGGCAACGCCTCAGACGCGGTGAAGGGCATCATCCAGCAGGAACTGCTCAATGGCGTAAAGGCCGGGTCTACGGCGGGCGAGATCCGCACTGCGATCTGGAACCGGTTGGTGGCCAAGGGCATGACGAGCGCAGAGGCGGTGCAGGGCGTAGAGACGGATGAGGGCGTGAATGCTGCGCTGGATGCGCTGTGGGTCGACACCGAGGCGCAGGCCGCTGCGTACCTCAATACCGCCATCCGCACCAACTTGTTTGACGCGTTCAACGAAGGCCGCTACGCCGAGTTCACAGATCCCGCGCTGGAGGGGTTTGTGGAGGCGCTAGAGTATTCGGCGGTGTTGGACGACCGCACCACCGAGCTGTGCATGCAGCTGGATGGTTCGGTGTGGAACGCGGACAGCCCGAATTGGGATGTGTTCCGCCCACCCAACCATTTCAACTGCCGCTCCATCCTCATCCCTGTGACGCAGGTGGATACGGCTCGAGGTGAGTGGGACGGAAATGAATCCCCAGATCCTCCCGCTGATTTACAACCCGCCGATGGCTTCGGCGCAGGAGAGAAGTGATGGACAGAAAGGTAACCTTCGGCGACGTTCCTGGCCACGACTTCCACGGGAACCAGTGGACCGCGGGGATGACGGCAATGAAAGAGGGAATGACCTTGTCAGGCAAAGCCCTGGCAGCCAGTCACAATGATCTTTTTTCACAGGTTGCGCATGCCGCGTCACAGGGTGCTACACAGATCTATGGCCCGACTGAGCGGGCACGTAACAACGCAGATGCCGAAAAAGCGCACCTTGCGGCGGGCAAAGCCTTGAGTAAGATCAACCCTAAGGCTGCTGACCTGCATACTGCCGCAGCATACGCGCATGCCCGCGCGGCTTCTGCCTTTCGTGCGTCAAACGCGCAGAACCCGATTAAGCCACCATTTGGCAGACGCCAGTTTGGTCGCAACGTCGTCAGCCAGGTCCAGTGTCAGGTCTACCCAGAACAGCAGGTGGTAACAATGACCTCATCAATGCCCTTCCCCAAGAAACCGCCCATGACGGTGCACACACCCGGGAAACCGAAAGGCGGACCCAAGAACGGCCCGGGCAAGTTTGGGCGTAACGTGGTACAGGAGTTCGCGCGCCAGAAGACCGCAGGCGCCAAGGGCATGGGCGCTGGTGGGAAGCCGTGCTGATATGGCTGAGCTGCCCACCGAGCTTGAAGTGTTCCGCGCGCTGCAAGGCTACCCGCGAGACATGATCATGGCGGGTGCGGCGCAAGCCTTGACCAAGCTCACCGCGCAGGAGGCGCTGTACCTGCTGGCCGGGTTTGAGCTGGCGCGTCCCCGCGTTTACCGCCGCACGGTGACCGAGAACGTGGCGACAGGAGACAGTGTGGGATGAAGGTCGCAGTGACATTCGGCGATGTGCCCGGTCACGAATTCCACGGTAATCAGTGGACGGGTGGTGGCGGCGCGGAATTACGCGGTGCTGTCATTGGCAAGGTTGGGTCGAAGAATACGCAGATAATTAATCCAATTAAGCAAGCCACGCGCAGTGAGTTGAACAGGATATGGGAAGCGGACGCGCAGATCACTAGCGGTAATATGCAAGTTGAAAGGGCAAAAGGGTTTATCAGTCCGACTGACCCCTCATTGCGAACTATCCAGGCCGAGGTGAATGTGCAGCGCTTGTCGCAGGTCGCAGGCAATAAAGACTGGACGCGAGGCGAGCCCATCGAGGTCATGAAAATTGGCTCTAATCTCATTGTCACGCAGGGCAATCATCGTGTTGCTGCGGCAAGGCTCGGTGGCATGGAACGTGTGCCGGTGTTGTTTCTTACACCAAAAGGCAAATCTAAATTCGGAGCTGAACAACCTATGCTGCTCAAAGACGCCGAGATCTTTCAGGCCGGCAACTGGCCCGGGCAGAACGCCAGTAAGGTCCAGTTCACGGAGGGTGACCTCGATGCAATCGTGTCATCGTTCTCCGTCCTCAGCCTCGCGGGTCGCGTGCCACTCAAACTTGGCCACGATGGTGCGGATGTACGCACGAGCGATTCTGCCCCGGCACTGGGTTGGGTGGAGGCGGTTCGGCGGAGCGGCAACAAGCTGCTCGCCGACATCCGGCTGACCTCCGACAAGCTGGCCGAGGGCATACGGGCCGGAGCCTATAAGTTTGTTTCTATCGAGCTGCTACGCAACGTCCAGGCACACACACGGCAGATTCCGTGGGTGTTGGACGCCGTGGCTTTGTTGGGTGCCTCTGCTCCCGCCGTGGGCACCCTGCGAGAGTTGTCAACGTCCATGCAATCGTTCCGGCGCGCAGGCGGTCTCCGCTTCCGCGGTGAGCGGCTGGCGTTCAAGCGGGAAGACGTCAACCCATCCACAGGAGATACGACAGTTATGGACGAAGCAGCAGTTCAGGCAGCTATCGCCAAGGCCGTGAAGGACGCGAGCGAAGGACTCACGACCAAGTTCACGGCGCAGGTGAACGAGCTGACCACCAAGCTGAGCACGGCCGAGGCCGAGACCAAGAAAGCCCAGGCCACGGCGCACCGATTCGCGGTGCTGGCCCCGCTGGAGGCGGCCATCAAAAGCGGCGAGCTTAACGCCGCGGCCAAGGACAAGTTCATCACGTTCAACGGTCTCACCGATGACACCAAGGTCATGCTGACCACGGTGGCGCAGGCGGAGACGTTCGTGAAAGATGCCAAGGAGATGCCGCAGTACAAGGGCCCCGGTGCCCCCAAGCGTGGCAAGACCACCGAGGCCGAGGACACCGCCAAGTTCACCGAGATGTCCACCGCCGAGGTGGTTACGTTCAGGGTGCACGAGCGCGTGTTGAAGCTGGGCGAGAAGATCACGGACTTTGATGCGCTGGAGCGCGCCCAGAGGTACGTGCTTTCCGCCGATCGGCACCTGGCCACGCAGTACTTCGCGAATCATGCCGCGCAGTACGAGGCCCCCGCCACCGACGACAAAGCGGCCTAACCCGCAGGAGACTCAAGGAATATGACGACTCACATTCGTGAAGAGACCCTGCAGGTCACCGCAACCGAGGACCTCAGCACCGCGGCCATGCGGTACAAGGCCATCACGTTCGCGGGCACCATTGCCCCGGACAACAAGCGCCCGGCGGGCATCCTCAAGTTCAACGCGAACTCGGGGCAGACCGCCACGGTCATTGTCGAGGGCTTGACAAAGGGTGATTGCTCGACGGCGGTGTCCACCGCAGGGTGGCCGCTCAAGGTGGTGACCTCCGGTTGGCTGGCAGCTGCGGCGAGCGGCGACCAGGTCATCGGGCGGTACATCGGGCAGGCCGCAACGGCGTCCGGTGACCGCATCCCTATCGCCATCGACGCCAAGCTGCCCAGTATCTGGGGCGGCTAACACAAGCAACTCACAGGAGATTCAAAGACAATGGCATTTTCAGCACAACGTGAGCTGCACATTGATACGCACCTCACCAATATGGCGATCAATTATCGCCCGCAGAACTTCATCGCCGATCAGATCGCGCCCATCATCCCGGTGGACAAGGAATCCAATTCCTACCCGATCTTTTCGCGCTTTGAAAACTTTGCGGTTGAGGACACGGCGCGTTCGCGCGGCACCGAGGCCAAGAAGGTCACCCGCAGCGTGAGTTCGGCGAACTACAAGACGCAGAACTTCGCACTCGGGTTCGATGTGACGGTGGAAGATCTCGCCAACATGGACCAGGCGTTCCGGGGCGAGCTGGACCTTGGCGCCGCCAAGTACCTGCTCGGCAAGCTGGGGCTGGACTGGGAAAAGCGGGTCTTGACGCTCGCCAATGCAGCGGCCTCGGTGTCAACCACGTTTGTGCCGTCCTCGGCATGGAACGTCACCGGCACAGCCACCGCCCCGGGCGGCGATCCGTTCAGCCAGATCATGCAGATGATCGAGCAGATCCAGAGCCAGGTCGGCCAGCGCCCGAACAGCATTCTGTTCGGCTGGAAGGCGTGGAACTATTGCCGCCGCAACTTCAACATGCGCAACCTCATCAACGGCACCAACAACCGTGGCGGCACCGTCACGCGTGACCAGGTGGCGTCGATCTTTGAGGTTGACCGCCTGTTGGTGAGCGAGGCGCTCTGGCACACGGCGAACGAAGCCGCTATCAACTCGGGCCAGCTCACAGCGAACCCGATCCAGGACAAGGTGGTGGTGTACTACGCACCGCTGGCTCCGAGCCGTGAGGACCCGTCGTGGATGTACAGTTTCCGCTGGACGCCCGCGGGGTACCCTGCACCGCTCACGGTGGAGCGGCATGCGTACGATACGCGCAAGAAGGTCGAGACCATCGAGGCTGGGTACTTCCAGACCGAGGTGATCACGGGCTTCGACTACGCCGCAGTGCTCGCAGGCGTGGGTTCGGCCCAGGCCAACGGTCTGACCTGATCGATTCGATGCAGTAGCCATGTTGCCCGGGGCGGCGTCAAAACCGTCCCGGGCCTTTTGCCAAACAGGAGGGTTGAGATGAATGAGGTAGTCAAAAACGTGACGTTGATAGAGTCGCTGGAAGCTGCTTTGGCGCATGCACGCGAAGCTGGGGACAAGCTGCTCGGCATCGTAGTTCACCTGAACCTAGCTGAGGACAAGGAGAAGGGACTGTGCCGTAATTACACCACGTTGAATGGCATGTACGGTGACATGCAGATCGTGGCATTCCACCTGCAGAATTTCGACTTTCGAGTTGGCGCTGCCCTCGCCAGCTATGAAAAGCGCTTCGGGGCGATAGAATCTACTATCGCAGATGCGTTGATGGGCAAGGGGACGCCATGAGCCTCTCCATCAATATCCATGCCATGGGGATGCCGTTCGACGGCGACACCGTGGCCACCAAGTCACTCGGCGGTTCTGAGTCCGCCGCCTATTACCTGGCCCGTGGGCTCGCCGCCCGGGGGCATAAGGTCAACTGCTGGACCAACATTGACCACGACTCCACCAAGGACGGCGTGGCGTGGTTGGCCTGCGGCAAGGCCTCGCCAGAGGCACCGCTGGGTGAACGCTTTGAGCACTACGCTCGCAACACCCCGCATGACGTGCTCATCGTGCAGCGCGGCGCCATCGCGTTTCACAAACCCTATGCTAGCAAGGTCAACATCTGGCAGTTGCACGACCTGGCGTTGTACCGCTTCTCGTCATCGATGATGGGCGGGATGTGGCAGATCGATGCCGTGACCACGGTGAGTGATTGGCACAAGCGGCAACTGCTCGACGTCTGGACCATCAACCCTGATACCATCCATGTGGTGCGTAACGGGGTAGACGCCGCACTGTACGCAGGTGATAGGGTCGAGCTGCCCGCCCCGCTACCCCAGAACTGCTTCAAGCTCCTGTACCAGAGCCGCCCGGAGCGCGGCCTCGAGCACCTGGTACGCCCTGGGGGCATTATGGATCGGTGTCGTGATCTCAACGTCAAGTTGATCGTGACTACCTACGACAACACAGTCGAACAGATGCGTGGTTATTACGCGCAGCTCGAGGCGTGGGGCCACGCACTGCCCAACGTCGTGCAATTCCCGGCGCTGAGTAAGCCCCAGCTTGCCACGCTTCAGCGCTCGTGCGACCTACTGCTATACCCCACGGAGTTTCAGGAAGTGAGCTGCATCACGGCGATGGAGGCCATGCACGCATCGCTGCCCATGCTCACCAGTGATCAAGCCGCCCTTGCGGAGACGTGCAAGGACTCGGGGACGATCCTCATACCGCTCAAGGACGACAAGGCGGACGAGGATGCCTTCGTCGCTGAGCTGCATGACTTATTCGGCCAAGAGGAGCTGCTCAGCGACAACACGCGCCTCACGCTCGAGGAGCTGGCGCAAGCTCAGGCCACGGCCGCGCGGCTGCGCAGTTGGGAAGACCCTGTCACCGCACTGGAGACCCTGTGTCACAAGCTCATGGCGGACAAGGTATCCGTCCCCCGAGCACTGAAGCACGCTGTCGAGCACAGCGACATCGACTTCGCGCGGTGGGTGTTGCGCACGCAAGATGCCACCGACCCCATCTCCAAAAGCGTCGCGCGGGAAATCAACCGCATGTACGCTTTTACGACCAGTGACACGGCCTACGCCGCGCACTACGCCAAACACCAAGGCGTTTACTACGACGCCAACGAGCAGGCGGTGATTGGCGAGGACGTAACAGGGACCACGCGGTTCCGCGGGGTGCTCAATGCAATGGCCGAAATCCGCAACCGACAGTCACGCGGTTCCCGAGTACTTGATTATGGATGTGCTCACGGGCATTACCTCGTTCCACTCGCCAAGCTCTTTTCAGACAGCGAGTTTACCGGCGTGGACATCAGTGACCGTGCGGTTCTCGCTGCCCGCAAGTGGGTGGAGATCGAGAAGCTCCCCAATGCCAACATTCACGCCCTGAAGGACGTTACGTGGCGCCAGCAGAAGTATGACATTATCATTGCTGCGGAGGTCCTCGAGCATGTGCGCGATGCCAGCGTGCTGCTCGAGGAGCTGCGTGGGTTGCTCACAGAGGACGGCGCCATCATATTCACTACGCCCAATGGGCGGTGGGAGTGGACAGGCACGGTACCGTTCCGCTCGGGCCGGGAACACCTGCGCCACTATGAGCGCAAAGACATTGAGGATCTCTGCGGTAAGAATGACAAGACTGTGCTGCACGCGCCCGCGGGGGTGGACGCGGGTGGGAGGCCCAATGGTTCCTGGGTGTGGGCTGTGTGGCCGCGGGAGCCGTTTGGCGAGATTGACTACGCGCGCAAGTTCGCAGAGTACGCGCCACGCGAGACGGTGACGGCGTGCATGATTGTGAAGGACGGGGAGAAAACGCTGCGCAAGTGCGTTGAGTCATTTGTAGATTTTGTGGATGAAGTGCGCATCTACATTGACCCCGCCACCACTGACCGTACCGCGCAGGTGTGCGAGCAGTTGATCGAAGACTTCCCCAACCGCGAGATTGTGCACGTGATGGCACGCAAGTCAGCGATGAAGGATGGTTTCGATGAGGCGCGTAATGAGAGCATTGCGCAGGCCGCGGGTGACTGGATCCTGTGGATCGACGCAGACGAAGAGCTGCGCCACGCAGACCGCATGCATTTGTTCTTGCGTCCGTCCATGCACAATGGATTTGGATTCCCACAGGTGCACTACAGCGCAGACCCAGACCAGGTGTTGACTACCGATTTTCCTTGCCGCTTGTTCCGCAACAACCAAGGGGCGAAGTTCTACGGCGTCGTCCATGAACATCCCGAAACAGTGCTTGGCAAGGCGATCACGTGGTCGCTCGTGCGTCACGAGATGAAATTCCTCCACGGCGGGTACGTGGACGAGGAGACGCGGCGCAAGCGGTATGAGCGCAACTTTCCGCTGTTGATGCGGGACCGCGAGAAATACCCCACCCGCCAGCTGAACTCGTTCTTGATGCTGCGCGACATTGCGCAGGGTCTCATGTTCGAGCACCAGCAGACGGGTGGGCGGCGACTTCACGGGCAGATCGAGCGCGCACAGGAAGGCATCAAGCTATTCGAGCGGCTCGTGGACGGGGCTGAGCAGATCCGTATGATTGGCGATTGCATGCAGTACTATTCGCACTGCGTCGTGACGACGGGCGGCGGGTTTGACGCCGAGGTCACCATTCGCTCGCTCAACGAGGTGGCCCCAGACCTCGCAGCGTCGTTCAACTTCAAGGGGCGGTTCCACTCGCGGGACTTCTACAACAAAGTCGCCAACAAATTTCTTCAGGAGAGCACTAAGCTGTATGAAAGCAGATACTTGTGACTTGATTAGTGACAGCATATCGCCGTTCGGCTATATCGATGTCACAGTCTACCGCGCCGACGGTTCAGTAGAGCGCAAGACGCTCAAGAACGTCGTCACGCGCGCCGGGCTCAACCGCATTGCCAACCGCGCAGTCAATGCCACGGGCACCAGCCCGCTGTACATGATCGGCGTAGGCACGGTCACTGCGACGCATTCGCTCGACTCTGTGCAGGCGGGCGTGGGCGAGGTGCTGCGCAAGACGAGCAACTTCACAGGCACCAATGCGCAGTCGCGTGAATGGATCTTTGCGCAGGCCACGTGGGGTGGCGCAGCGGACGGCCTCACGGCGAGCGCGCTCGACACTGTGTTTATGAGTGACTTTGTCAACAGCAGTGCCGCGTCTGGCATCGTTGGGGCGTTAACCAATGGGCTTGGCGTCACGTTGCAGGGCTCGGACCTGCTGGACCTGACGTACCGCATCCGCGTCGGGTCACACAATCTTTCGCAGAGCACTTGAGGAGAACAGCAATGGCAGATGATACAGCGACCACGGCAGACATCAAGACCGTGGCACAGAACAGCAAGGCCGCCTATCAGGCGGGCGACCTTGAGGGTGCGGCGCGGCTGTTGGGCTCGCTGCGCAGCGTTCACCCTGATGCCGAGCAGGGGCCCAACGGTGAGGTGATGGTCGGAGGTGTGGAGCTGAGCGCGTGAGCCTCCAGATGCGACCTTTTGGGCTGGACCCACGGCAGCGCTATCAGGGTGAGACTCAGGAGTTCACCAAGAAGCGCAAGCACGGTCGCGTCCGTTCGAAACTGGCTGCCGCCTCACGCAAGAAGAACCGCAAGTGAAAGTCCCGCTCCAGCAGATCCACCAGATCGAGATCACCTCGCGGTGCAACTTGAGGTGCAAGTATTGCTGTCATCCGACCATGGCGCGCGCCAAGATCGATATGGAGTGGGCGGTGTTTGAGCGGGCGATCAGGTTGGCGGTGTGGTGTAAGAAGCACGGTACCCAAGGACCACTCAACCTTGCGGGCATCGGTGAGTCCACCATGCACCCGCACTTCATAAGGATGCTGGCCTATGCGCGCGAGCAACTTGGTGCAGACCATCAGCTGGTGCTCGCCACCAATGGTCTTCTTGTCAACGACAACCTTGCAGCCCAGATGGCTCCGTACCGCCCCACTGTCTTCGTCTCACTCCACCGCCCCGAGAAAGCCAGCTTCGCCGTCGAGGCCCTCAAGAAAGTTGGCTTGCTTGCAGGCGTCAGCGCAGATCCTTCCGTTTCGGCCACGGACTGGGCCGGGCAGATCAAGTGGCACGTATCGGCCCCCACCACGGATTGTCCTTGGGTGAAGGGCGGGTGGGGCATGGTGCTGAGTGATGGGCGCATCACGCGTTGCTCGTTTGATGCAACGGGCGTGGGAGTCATTGGCCACGTAATGGATGACGTGCAGCCGTGGACGTCGCCCTATTCGCTGTGCCGCACCTGCCACCAGAACGTGGGCGTAGAGTTTGAGGAGGACGCGGGCGCGATGCCGCATGAGCATTTGCTGGAGGCGCGCAGCGCGTGACCGCGTCAGTTCAGAATGGCTCCGTCCAGACCACCTCCAAGGCGGCAACGCAAGGGGTGACGATCACCGCGCCGTCCTCGAGCAGCAATTCGTTGCTCATATGGGGATCGTTCAAGAGCAGCGTCGCGGCGTCCTCTACCACCATTGGCGTGACTGACGACAAGAGCAACACCTGGACAATTGATGCCAAGACAGATCCTGGTGGCGGCGACTCTTCGGGCGTGTTCGCGGCGAGCTGCTTGGCACCCACCGCGGGCACGCAGGCCATCACGCTGACCTTCACAGGGGGCACCGCGACGATAAATGTAGCGTGGATGGAGGCCAGCGGTATCACCGCGGTGGACCTGTCAAATGTGCACAGCTCGGCAGGTGGCTCGCAGGCGAGTCCGCAGACGCTCACCTCGAGCGGCGCGGATACGACGAGCTACGACCTTGTGCTACACGCGCTGACCACGTCTGGGTTCACGGCTACCGCGGGCTACGCCGCTCCTTGCGCCACGGGTGGTGGCGCATTCACAAACCTCGCGGTGTTTCAAGACACCACAAACTCGGGCCGCTCCAACGGCACCGCCGACTACCGCATCAACTCCACCGCTGCCACGGACGACGCGCAAGATAGTTGGACCTTTGGCAACACCATCATTGGACAGATCCTGGTAAGCTACAAAGGTACTGCGCCGCCGCCTGTGGGCGATGCCAGCCTGCTGCTTGTGCGCCCCAAGGCGATAGCGGGGTAGCGCGCCATGTGGCAACAATTACTAGCAAACAACGCCCGCAGCACGCTGTCGGTCGCGGTCACCACAAACACGCAGCCCTCGTTGACGCTCCAAAGTGGGCATGGCGCCCGGTTCCCGGTGATCCAACCCGGGGACTACTGTGAGGTGACGCTAGACGACGGAACGAACGTCGAGATTTGCCGCGTGGTGGCCAACGCCAGCGACGCGCTCACGGTGCTGCGTGGCATCGAGGGCACCACGGCCCAGTCATCATTTGCCATCGGCACCCGGGTGCAGTTGCGCTGGACCCGGGATACGGCCATCCGGCAGGAAATATCCTCCATCCTGGACATGAAGTTCGTCAAGGCGGTAGGTAACGTCGCCTCCTTCTCCATGGTTGGCGTGGTGGTGCCGACGTTGACTAACTCGCAGGTGGCCGCAACGCTGACCAACAGTTCGGTGCGCGAGCAGTCCGAGCGGGTGCGCCTCACGATGGCCAACAGTGCGCAGAATCCATCGCGGCTATTTGTGCCGCAGCCCTGTGTTGAGATAACCAAAGGCTTCCGGTTTAATGCGCGGTTCGGCGTTGCGTTCTTGGCCAATAGTTCGCACATGTTCCTTGGCCTCGTCAATACGACGGGCGCGATGAACTCGGTGCATCCACCCAGTTCGCTGACGCAGGCACTGGCGATCGGATGGGACAACGCGGGGTCACTGCAGGGCACGAACCTCGCCATGTACTTCTCCGGGGCCGGGCCGGCAACCAAGACTGACCTCGGCTCGTACTTCAACGTCAACACCTCGGCGTGGTACGAGGTGGAGTGGTATGCTTACACCGGGCTGCAGCGCGTAGACTGGGTGGTACGTCGGTTGGATGTTTCTAGTATCGCAGATTCCACCGGAGTGCAGACCGCCGTGCTCCCCGCCAACTCCTTGTGGCTCAGCCCGATGTTGGCCCACTCTACGATGGTCACGAGCGCCAATGCTATTGAGCTGGGTGCGTGGAGCTGGGTCTCGTGAACTTCGAAGACATCAATGGCACGGACATCAACGGCAGCGAGTCGACCAACTGGGTCAAGGCTCTCAAGGAAGACCTGACTGTGGCCGACTTCCGGTACATGATGGAGCGGAAGTTGATGGCCGCCGAGACCATCACCATTGAGGACACCGGCACCAAGACCACGAACTGGCTCGTCACCGCCGAGGCCGACCTGACGCTGGTTGACCAACGGTTCCTGACCCGGGTGTACCTCCGGGAAGAAGACCTCACGGTTCAGGACTTCCGTTTCTTCAAGCTGATAAAGTTACGCGAGGACGCGCTGACGATCTTTGACGAGTTCGTAAAGACCGTCATCACAGGCGGTGGCTCCATCACCACCAAGGTCATCGGCGAGAACATCCTCATGACCGACGGCGCGGTCGAGTGGGTGTACCGTCGCCGCGACCTGTCCGAGTTGCTGACGATCCTCGACAACAGCCAGTTCTGGGCGCGCCGGGTCTCGACGCTGACTGAGTCCATCGCGCTCAACGACTCGTTCCTCTCAGTGCTGTGGAAGCGGCGGCAGGTTGAGGACGACCTGACGATCGTTGACTCTATCGTTGACGGCATCCGGCACATCAAGTACGTGACAGACTCGCTCGCGGTCAACGACGCTCGGTCCTTCACGTTCGTGGCGCTGCGCGAGAACACGCTCGTCATGTTTGACGAGTTCATCAAGAACGTCGTGACGGGCGGTGGCATTACCATCAAGGTGGTGGGCGAGAACCTGGTGATGACCGACGGCGCGGCCGATTGGGTGTTCCGCCGCCGCGAGATCATCGACGCGCTTGTGATCCCGGACCAGCTCGTGTTCTGGCGGGCGCTGGTGCGGCAGGCCCTGGATTCCGTCACTATCGCCGAGGGCACCGTCAATTACCGCATCGACGTGCGTTCGATAACGGAGTTTCTGACGCTGTCCGACGAGCTGCAGAAGACCTTCATCCCGGGCGTGACGTTCACGGTGCGTATCATCATCGGGTCTGAGCGCATCAAGCTCAACGTCCTGGGCACCGACACACCCAACATGCTTGGGTTCAGCGTGCCCATCGTCCTCGGCGATGACGTTCCAATCCGCCTCGGCTACCAGCCCACAATCGTTATAGGAATTGGAGCATGAGACCACCCGTCATTGAGAAGATTGCCGGGACCACGCTCAAGGTCACCTTCGTGAACTCGGGCACCACCGCATCCCCCATCAGTTCGGCGCTATTCAATGCGTCGGAGGTGCTGGTGAGCAGCGTCGCGGCGACCGACAGCCTGAACGGTTTCTACTACGCCAACCACCTTCTGCCCGGCTCGGCGCAGTGGATGATCAACGAGTGGCGTGCCACGATCGCCGCCAACACGTACGTCGAGCGCCAGTTCGTCCGCATCCGGACCATGGAGACCGACTGACATGAGCCGCTACATTAACTGGCAGGACGTTGCCAACCGCTACCCCAAAGTGGCAGATAAGGTTGGCGCGGGCTCCGCAGAGGCCGAGGGCTACATCCAGGGTGCCGAGGGCGAGGTGGACGCCGCGCTGGTCGACAAGTACGGTGCACCGTTCATCCCAGGATCCTCCAACGTGCCCTACCTGGTACGAGACATCTGCGTCGACCTGGCTTACTGGAAAGCCATGGGGTGGCAGAACGAGAAACTAGGACCCATTCAAAAGGCGTACATTGACGCACGGCTGAAGCAATTCATGGATGGCACCATCCTGCTCACGGACGTGAATGGCACCATTTACCAAGGGCCGCCGTTCGCCGCCGCAACGAGTGATGGGACGCGGAGCAGCTTTGGCGTTGATGCCCCAGAAAACTGGACCGTGTCAAGCGCCTGGCAGGACGATTACGCCTCAGCCCGCATTGGAGACAACGATGTCTGAGGGCGGCATCCATGTCGAGGTCCGCGCCACGCAGACCAGCGAGGCGCTGCGTGACCTTGCCCGGCAGTTGGGCGACCGGCGCGTGCCCAATCGCCAACTCGCGGTGCAGATGAGCTCGTGGGTGGCGCGCAACTTCGCGGCGGAGGGAGCGCTCAACCAGCCCTGGGCCAAGCTCAAGCCCAGCACCGCTAACAGCAAAGTCACAAAGGCGGGAGCACGGCGCGGGTACGAACATATCCTGGTGGTGACTGGGGTGCTGCGCGCCAGCTTCCAGAAGTTTGGCTACGACAACGACTCGGCCACCGTCGGCACGGCGATCCCGTTCGCGGTGTACCACGAGGAGGGCGGCGGCAACCTGCCTGCCCGCCCGATGCTGCCTCCGCCTGAACAGGCCCTTCGTGACGCGGTGGATGTGTACACCAACTTTATATCGCGCGCCCGTGGGCAGGTGAACCTGTGACCGCAATCAAGACCGTCAACGTGGCCGACGTGCAGGCCGCGCTTGGCGTTATCCTGACCAACGACGGCACTTTGGCCGACATGACCCAGCTATCCATCCAGCACGGTGAGGCCATCGCCGTCTCGGACAACCAGTGCCCTTGGATCGGGGTGTATTGCGTCGGCGTGACCTACGAACTGCGCACCATCGGGTACGGGGCCGGGTTCCGGTACCAGAAAATGCAGTTCTGGGTAGTGTGCGTGGAGCAGTCCCCGGTTTCCGGGGAGGAGTGCACCCGCAAACTGGAGTTACTGGTGCAGGCAGCCAACAGTGCCGTGCTCAGTGACACGTCACTCGGTGGCACGGTCGACACGATTGAGGATTTTAGGACAGACTACCCTGCCTGGGGCAAGAACGCAGGCGTCTATTTGCAAACAGCCGTGACTCAATTTACGGCAGTAACCACAGTGAAAGGAGGCTAGAGCTGAATGAGTTACGGAGCACAAGTCAAGTTCGGGATGGCGCGGCAGACGGCGGGCGGCACGGCGGTGACGCTGGCCACCTCGTTTCACCCACTGCCGCTTCTCAACGAGGACATGGGTCTGGAGAAGGGAGAGCTGATCAGCCAGAACCTGATCGGGCGATTTGAGCAAGGAGCGGTGTTCGCCGGTGTGGCGCGTATTGCGGGCACCATTGAGTTCGAACTCACGCCGCGCAACATGCTGGCCGCGCTGGCCAGCTGTGTCAACTGGTCGCCGGTGGCGGTGCTCAGCGGCAGCATCGTGGCGCACACCTTCCTGCCCAACACGCAGGACTACGATGGTACATACGTGAAGTCGCCGTGGACAGTGTATAAGCAGTTCACGGACGCGGCGTCCGCCGAACAGTTCTACGACGTGCAGTTCGGGCAGCTGGAACTGTCAGTGGGACAGGGTCAGTTCCTGAAGGGCAAACTCACCGCCGTCGGCGGCGTGCGCGCGGCCAATGGCGTTGGCTCGGCCAACATCGTGCCCAACGCCTCGGACGTGGGCCAGCTGTTCCCGTGGAATGTGGCCTCACTCAGCTACGGCGGCGCGGCCATGAGCCAGGCCTCCGACCTGACCATCACGATGAACGAGAACATGGACTCACTGTACACGATCAACGGGACGCTCGCCCCATTCAAGTACACGCGCACCGGGTTCCGCGAGGTGACGGTCAAGGGCACGTTCTACATGAACGACCGCTCCATGCTCAACAACTTCGGCGCTGAGTCCATTCAGCGCCTGCTGCTGACGCTGGTCAACACCAAGACCGCGATCCAAAGCGGGTACTTCAATTCGCTCACGGTCGACATCCCGCAGCTGCGCATCTCGCAATTCAAGCCCGGCGCCCAAGGTCCCGGTGAGGTAAGCGTGTCGTTCCAGGCGCGCGGCGTGATTGACCCGACCAGTTTCTACGCAATTCAGTTCACCACGATAACTAGTTACCAGGCTGGCTTCTAACAGGAGGGTTTCAATGAGTGGCTACGTCAAACATGTGAAGCACGCACAGGACTTCGACGGTCAGTCGGTGGAGTTGACCATGACCCCGCTGACCGTCGAGGACATCTTGCATATCCGCTCGGTGGGCGCTGATCAAAACGCATTCCTCTCGGCCATCGTGCCGGTGCTGCGCCGCCACGTCACCGGTATTGTGCCTGCAATAAAGGATGCGGACGGCACTGAGCTATCAACCGAGGAGGTGCTCTCGAGCGCGTACTTTACTCAGTTGATCGTCAATGCTGGGATTGCGCTGGTGCAAAGTGCCACGCCCAAAAACCCTCAGCAGCCCGCACGCTAGTCCGGCGGGTCTTTGCTGGGCTGCCGGCGGCGGCAGAGCCGAAAGACCCGATGGTTGGCGGGCTATCGATCCCGGCGTGGGTGATGCTTTGGAACGAGTGCCACTCCGTGAACGGCGTTGGCGGCGTAGTGCGAACGGCGTGGCCAGACGGCGGGTCACTGTTGCAGCAGTCCGCGCTGACGGTCGAGGTGTTTGGTCTTATCATGTCGATGTACGTCGAGGCGAATAGACAAGATGGCAAGTAATAACGTCGTAGAGCTGATCGTAAAGGTCGTCGACTCGGCGACGGCGCCCATCCAGAGCATGGAGAAGGCGCTTGACAGTCTCAGCCG